CATGGAGCATAGAAAGATCCCAGCTTTAACTGAAGCATTGAATGACGAATGGTTAAACTCTAATGCTGACCAAGTATTTATGTCAGCGCTTAATTGGTCTTTAGTTTACAACACATCATTTATTAAACTCGTCATGAATAATGGCATTACGCCATACATGATTGAACCTTCTGCAATGGGTGTATTGCGTGAAGATACTCCTTATACAGACCGGCAAGAAGCCATCATCCAGACATATTACGTTACGAAGTCGGAGCTATACGCCCGTCTGTATTCTCATCCTAAACGTGAAGAAATCGTAAAACGAGTCACCCCTGTTTACAAAGAATCAGAATCAGATATTCCAGATGCTGTGAATAGAATTGTGATGTCACAAACTAATCCTACGATTTACGGTAACGTTAACATGGATCTTTATGGCATGAATCGTTATAAAGCTCGTGTTGCTGAAGAAACAATTGAAATGCGAGAACTATGGTTATGGAACGATGACACTGCAGACTATCAAGTGGTCACCATGGCTGAACCTAATGTCGTGATTTACGATAGACCAGGATCATCTTTATTCTTAAAAGGTGAATGTCCTTTCATTCAAGTCTGTCCTAACCCACAATACGATTATTTCTGGGGTTTATCTGAAGTACAACAATTGATGATGCTTCAACAATTACGCAATATGCGTATGACAGAAATATTAGACTTGCTTTCTAAACAAGTCAGCCCTCCTATTGCGTTATCTGGATTTACAGGTATATTAGATGAAAAGAACTTTGCATTAAATAGAGCAGGTGGCTTATTAGCCACAGATATGCCTAATGCAAGAGTAGATAAACTTTCTCCAGACATTCCTGGAGACTTATTTGAAGTCATACATGAAATTGATAATATGTTCGCTGAAGTCTCCGGAATTACCTCTGTGTTATCAGGTCGTGGTGAATCTGGCGTAAGATCACAAGGTCATGCTTCACAATTAGCAAGATTAGGTAGCTCTCGTGCGAAGAAACGAGCGTTGATTGTTGAAGATAGTTTAGAAAAAGTAGCAACACTTTATTTGAAACTTATGCAAGCGTATGATTCAACACACTTCACAGATACTGAAGGTTTGTCATTCATTGCTGAACAATTTACAAAAGATTATGTCGTAAAAGTAGACGCTCATAGTAATTCACCGATTTTCACAGAAGATCAAAAACAATTAGCGTTCAACTTATTTAAGGCAGGTGCAATTGATAAAGAAGATTTGCTTGACTTAACTGACGTTCCAATGAAACAATTGCTTAAAGACAAATTGAAGAAGCGTGAAAAGATGGGACAAGGGCAACCTCAACCTAAACAGCATCCTCAACATAAAAGTAAAAAAGAACCAGAGGCAGGAGCAGAATAATGGCAACACAACGAGTGGCAACATCTACAGCAGATCAACCTAGAGCTACAGGTGTAGATACAAAATTAGCTAGGCAACCTGCTCAATTAGAATATAGAATACAAGGTGTAAAGACATTCAATCGTAGCCCGTCAACAAGAAGCTACGGTAGACAAAATAGGGGGTATTAAACTTTGGAGCATAAAATGGCATACGGAAGAAAAGCACACAAGAAATCAAGAAAAACAAGACGATAATAAGTTTCTCGTGAGAGGAAAAAGGGTTATGGCTGCCTTACCCGTGAAATAGGTGACCGCTTTATTTAAGGAGTCATTCACATGGCACGTAAAGCACGCAAAGCTAAAAGACACGCAAAACGTAAGTAATTACGTTTTAGCTGTTTAAGCTAAACCTCCCTTGGGGGGTGGGAAACAAAATATGACCTCCCACTTGATTTAATTTTACATAATGTATATTCTACGAATATATGGACAATAGGATAAATATATGGCACAAGACCCAATGATGGAAATGATTAAAAGCCAAAGAGATCAGGCTACACCTCAAGGCGCACCTCCATCCCCACCACCAGGCACAGATATGTCTGATGCCAGTACACCGCCGGCTGCTTCACCAATGTCTACACCAGAACCCAAGATGGGCAATCGTGAAGGCGCATTGGTAAATGTATCCATGGCAATGGATTTATTAGAACAATCTTTACCTGCCTTCGGTTCTGAATCCGAAGAAGGTCGTAAAATTCTTACTGCAATTAGAACCATGACAGATGTGATTGGTCCTAAAAAAGCTAAAACAGGTGAGCTTCAACAGTCAGAAATTTTACAATTACTACAAACTTTACCTCAAGCGGGTGGCGCAACGCCTGAAGGTAAAGCGATGCAACAAGCGCCAGCAATTCCAGGTTTGGCAATGCCAGGTAGTCCTGCTCCAGCAGGTATGCCAGGCGCTCCTACTCCTGGCGGTCAACCCCCATCATTAACATAAGGAAAAGGTAAAATGGAACTTTTTAAACCAAGAGGCGCTTCTGCACCAAGAAAACCAACTGATAACAACCAAAAAAATGGTCAAGTTATCAATACACCACGTTACTCACAATTCGGTGGCTTATCAGCAGCTCCAAAAGCTGGCTATAAGAACATGATGTCTATGAGTCAACCTGGTGACACTAAAAAAGTTATTTAATTAATTAGGGGATAAAAGTATGAGTTTAGAAAATATATCTTTAGAACAAAGGGATGAGTTAGCGCTTCTTATGAAGCAATTAGCTGAAAATCCTGAAACACGTAAAGACGCATTACGTCTTACTAAAAAATTAAGACCAGATCTTCCTATGCCTGAATTGGAGATTGAGGACTATACTGAAAAGAAAGTTTCTCAAGCCCAAAAGAGAGTAGAAGATTTAGAAGCAAAATTACGTGAGAAAGAGATTAGAGAAGAACTCAAAGATAAACGTGACGCTTTAATCAAAAAAGGACTTATTGATAATGAGTCAGAAATTGAGGAAGTAGAAAAAGTCATGTTAGAAAACAAGATTGCAGATCATGAAACTGCCGCACAATATTGGCAGTGGATGAAGCAAGCAGCAGCACCAACGCCTACAGGATACAATCCAAATCCAGTTGCAAAATTTGATTTGGGTAAATACTATAAGAATCCTCAACAGGCTGCACGTGATGAGGCTGCAAAAGCATTATCGGATTTACGTAACACACGTAAACCGATTGGAATTTAGGGGATGTTAACTTTTATGATTGGAGATAAACCATGCCTATAGGTGGCGGTATTCTTCCAGCTTCGGGTACTTCGCAATACAACGAGTTGACCTACGTCACACGTAGAGCGTTTATCCCAAAGTTGGTTGTACAACTTTATAACTCAACACCATTAATGGCTGCATTGATTTCAAATAGTCAACAAGCATCCGGCGGTGTTTCACAAGTCACTGTACCAGTTCAAGGCGCTCAATTCGTGAACGCTCAATGGTCTGATTACAGCGGTTCTTTTAACCAACCAGCAGTTCAACAAGGTGCGTTCAATGCTGAATTTAACCTTAAGTTAATGATTGCTCCAGTTCCATTCCTAGGTATGGAAGGTGCTGTTCAACAAGACTACGCTATTATTCCTCTTATTGAAGCTCGTATGAACGATGCTACAAACGTAATGATGGATGCAATGGCAACTGCTTTGTATAACAACTATACAAACACACAACAATTCATCGGACTTCCTGGTGCAATTGATGATGGTACAAACTTACCTACATACGGTAACATTAACCGATCAACATACGGATGGTGGAAATCTAAAGTGTATGCTGCAGGTAATGTAAACCCAACACGTCAAAACATCTTACAATACATTTCTGGTACTGTTAAAAACGGTGCTGAAGTGCCTACATTTGGTGTTTGCGGCTTTGGTACTTGGACTTTATTAGCTCAAGACTATGTTGGTCAAGAACAATACGTCATCACTCCAGGTAATGGCTTTGATGGTGATTCAAACGGTCCTCAAGCTGCGTTCAGAGCTTTAATGGTTGCTGGTGTACCAATTTATCCAGATCCATACTGCCCAGAAGGCACTGTATACTTTATTAACTCAAATTACTTGTCATTGTATATCCATGACCAAGGTTCATTTGTGTTTACAGGCTTTGAGTCTACTTTACCCAACTGGCAAATCGGCTACGTAGGTGCTGTTTTAATGATCGCTGAATTAGTGAACACTAAACCAAAAGCTATGACAAGAGTCGGTGGCTATAACTCAATTTCAATTTAAGGAGAAATAGTCATGTCATTAGGTTTAAATAAAATATTATTAAGCAATGCTAATACCAACACCCCTGGTGCGTATTGGCAATTAACAACTGTAGCTGTAGCATCATCAGGTAACACTGCTGTGCCTGCAGGTACATATTTAGTATTCCCAACAGCTAACGTTACTATTGAAGCAGTATCTGCTTACAATACAAACACAAGCTGCACAACACCATCAACATGGTCTGTGCTTCTTGCTAACAATACTGGTGGTGTATTAATTTCAGACGGTGTTAACGTACGTGCAAACGCTATCGTTGCAACTTCTGCAACTGTAACATTAGCTACTGTAAATGGTGGTCAAAACGTTTCTTCAACTTACACAAGTTAAGGAGATATAAATGGCTAATTCAGATTCAGTAGCACAAAATACGCAGGATAGTTTTAGCAATTACCGATTAGGTAAAGTTACAGCTACAGCACTTAACACTGCTGGTAACGCTGTTATTACTATCCCATTATTGAATGGCGGTCTGACTAACAGTGGTGCTTTATTAGGTTCTGGTGCGGTGATTGTACGTAGAGTTACAGTACAAAACCCATCAGGATCTGTTGCATCAGCAAACGTATCTATTGGTTCTACAAACGATGGTGCTAACTTGGTAACAGCTAATACTGTGTTATCAAGCGTGTCAGCCGTTAATAAGTTCCAAGATATTACTGGTACGTCTACTACGACCGCAATCAATGGAAATGTAACTTCATGCCTATACGTCAATGTTAATACAGCTAGTGGTAACGCTAACACTGTAGACATCGTAGTATGGGGAGATGTAGTGAGCTTCTAATGTCAACTATATTCGTAACTAATAATAGTGATGTTAAACTCAAAGATGGATTCGCAGGAATCTTTTATGAGTTTAAACCTGGCACTACAGTGGAAATACCTGTAGAAACTGCAAAACATATATTTGGTTATGAAGATAGTAACAAAGAACCTTATTTGGCAAGATTGGGCTGGTTAAAAAATTCTAATGAATTAGATAAGGCTTTAGAGCTTTTAACTAAATGGGAGTTAACAACCGAGCCGCCAAAAAAGAACCAATCGTTATCCCCGTTGGTGGAAAAAGTACCCTTGCCTTCTGAAAAGAAGGTTGGGGGAAAAATCCTTCAAGCAGTAGCTTAAAACAAAATGGAAAATAAATGGCAACATCAACTCTATCATCGTATATTACAGATGTACAAAGACTGCTGCATGATGCAAATGGTAACTTCTATACACAGCAGCAACTAACAGATTATATTAATGAAGCACGAGAAAGAGTCGTGCGAGATACCGGCTGCTTACGAGAAGTCGTTGTCACACAAACACCTTGTCAAGTAGCACCTTCAGCCGCCCTTAATGGAGCGACTCCAACTTATCCTTATGCTTGGACTGCAAGTACTGCGGTCAATTTAAATGACTTTATATTTAGTAATATCTTTATTTATCAGGTCACACAAGCTGGTACAACAGGTACAACTGCACCTCCGTACCCACAAAACAATGTAAATAATTATCAA